CGAAAGGAGGTATGAGATGAACATTAGCATCGGCAAGTACATCTACAACGCCATCAAGGGTGTGAGCGAGTCGCTGCATGTCTATCCCGTCATCGCCACCTTCAACGACCCGACACCGCCCACGCCGTTCGCCGTCTACCAGCGGACATCGGCAGAGCCTGACTACACCAAGAGCCTCTTCACGGGGCTGATACGTCACAACTACAGCGTGACCGTGGTCGACAACGACTACACCAACACCGTGACGCTGGCCCAACAGGTGGTGGATGCGCTGCTCGCCCTCTCGCACACCAGGCACGAAGACATCAGCTTCGGGCAAGTGATTATGACCGACCTCAACGAGGACTTCCTCGATGGGTTGTTTTTGCAGACCATTCAATTTGAAATCAACACAAAAGAGATACTACCATGAACCCTATCAAAGGAGAAAACCTTATGATCTTCGTGCGCGAAGGCGACCTCTACGGCAACGCATCCGACGCGCTCATCGCCTTGGCACTTGCCACCACTTGCAGCCTCAACTTCAACGTGGACAGCTTCGACGCCACGAGCAAGGACAGCGGCAGCTGGCAGGCATCGCTGCCGGGCATGAAGAGCTGGAGCATGTCGACCGACAACCTCTACTGCCCCGCTGCCGACAAGCTGCTGGCCTTAGCAATCAACCGCGTCACGCTAAAGCTCTACTGGACTCCCGCCGAGAACACCGAGGCATTGAACCAGGTGACGCACGACCCCGCGCTGACCGTGGACGGCAACACCTACATGTACTATGCAGGCGACGCCTGGATCAACAGCTACACCGCCAACGCCGCGAACAACGAGGCAGCCAACTACACGGTGAACTTCACCGGCACGGGCGCCCTAGTTCCGAGCGACACCCTGCCCACGGTTGGCATCGGCGTGAGCCGCACCAGCCTCGGCATCGTGAAGGGCGGCAACGCCAAGGTCGTGGTCAGCAACGCCACCGGCACCCTGACTGCCACCACGAGCAACACCAAGGTCACCGCCACCGTCGCCAACGGCGTGGTCACCATCGCCGCTGCCGCCGACTGCCCTGTTGGGGCCTACATCGTCACCATCGCCGATGCCGGAACCAGCACCACGGCCTACGTCTTCGTCACCGTGGCGGCTGCGTAGATCGTTATGCAATAAGCCAGAGGGCGGTGGTAGAGCAAGCCGCCGCCCTTTTTTCATAACTTCAAAAGAAAAGAAGCAATGACAAAAGATGAACTTATAGAACTGATCAACCATACGGTCTACGAAAATGAAGACGGCGACATCACCGGCGAGGTGATGAACCTGGTGCTCAATGCCATCGTCGCCACCATTGGCGTTGAGGCCAACCCTGACGATGAGGCCACCGGCACGCTGAACAAGATCAAGATAGGCGAAGAAGTATTCGACGTCGAAGGTGGTGGCGGAACCGTCGACCCATACCCAACCGAGGGCAGCACAAACCCAGTGCAGAGCGGTGGAGTGTATGAGGTCCTCGCCACAATGTTCGCCAACGGTTGCCTCTACGGAGGCCTTGTCGAGCCTAACGACCAGCCAACCCATGGCGATGACCATCGCTATTTCTATCTCGCAGCCACCGAGGGGAGATATACTCACTTCAATAATTACGAGGTGGATAGTTATATTGTGATGTTTTCGTGGAATGAAAGCACGCAAAATTGGAGAATGCTCACCTTGTGGCATAACGACCAAACAGTCACTGAATGGCTTGAAAACAAGGCTAACATTGTATATAATTCCACCGCTGGCCACCTCGCAGGTCTTGACTCCGACGGCAACCTCACCGACAGCGGCATCGCAGCCTCAGACGTGGCGACGACTTCTGACCTCGCAGACAAGTTGGATGCTCCATCTACGGCAGGCACAAGCGGGCAGGTTCTTACATCTGACGGACAAGGCGGTCAGAGTTGGCAGACACCACAGAGCGGAGTGTCGAGCTATAACGACCTCAGCGACAAGCCGCAGATTAACAGCGTGACTTTGAGCGGCAACAAGAGTGCATCCGACTTGGGTCTTTCCACGGCAGCGCAAGGTGTAAAGGCTGACACGGCATATCAGAAGCCACAAAGCGGAATCCCGTCAACCGACTTGGCAAGTGGAGTGCAGACCTCGTTGGGCAAGGCAGACACCGCCGTGCAACAAGTGACGGTCGGCACTACAACCACTGGAGAGGCAGGCACAAACGCAAGCGTGACCAACAGCGGCACGGCAACCAATCCCGTCCTCGATTTTACAATTCCGAGAGGCGCAGACGGAGCAGATGCAGTCAATCCGTTCAAGGGATGGTATGCTTCCGCAAACACACTTCCCGCAAATCCTGTAGTGGGCGACTACGCCTACGTCAAGGGTGCTAACGCAAGCGACCCTATCGCCATCTATGAATGCACAACGGCAGGCATTTGGAGTGACAGCGGCAGAACTGCCGACACTTCCAATGTACAGACCTTCGCAAGTAATCAAGAAGTTAATGAAGTACATATCATCAATGACTTGACCACTGGAGGGGTTGATGATGTGTTGAGTGCGGAGCAAGGGAAGATACTGAAGCAAGAAGTCAGTCAATTAGAACACGAAGTGACTGACTTGCAAAGCGATGTTTCCCGGCTGATGGGGGATGTTTACGATACGGAAGAAATCGTCCTTGTTGGAAGTGATGCAGACAAAAAGGTTATTAATAGCAGTGGCGTGGTCGCATCAATATCTGGAACAAATTATCATGTTGTTACCTTTGATGTGTCAAGTCTGCAAGGGCAGACTGTTCTTGTCACGGCAAACACGAATTGGGGGAATTGCATTTATGCAATTTATGATGGTAATGGTGTCTTATTGGCAAAAAGTGATGCCGCACCTTCAAGCGGGACGAAGTTTGGTATTGAAGATGAAGAAATTACATTGCCGAATGATGCCGTTACATTATATGTTGCTTATAATGTATCATGGGAAAACGCATCGGTCAAATATAAAAACAGTACATCGAAAATAGATGAACTTGAAAACATTGTATCCCTTATTCCAACCGAATATAAATATGTGAACGGTGTAGAAAATGTAATATCCGGGAAGTTCATATCTTCTGCGGGTGTTATATCTAATGCCGGAGAAACATATACAATTAGTAACAATGTTTTAGTTGAAGCCGGGACAACAATATATGTAACCGCTTCTTCTAATTGGGGGAATGCGCTATACGCATTTTATGCGGGTGACGATTCTCTTGTCCAAGTTGGACAACTTGCCGCATCAAGCGGTACTATTACCGAAATAGAGGATTATGCCGTAACCGTTCCAAATGGTGCATCTTATATTGTAGTGGCAAGGAACACAAGTTCTTTAAAGCATATTGCCGTAAAAATCAAGGATGGCATCCAATTAAAGAAACAATACGGCGGGAAAAAATGGGTGGTTGTCGGTGATAGTCTAACCGAAGAGAATTCTACCACCACAAAACACTATTTCGATTATGTTGCTGAAAAAACGGGCATTTCAACAATAAATATGGGTGTTGGTGGTACTGGATATATGCGAGGGAAAGACACCTCCAAAGCATTTTATCAACGCATTTCAAGTATAGACCAAACCGCAGATGTTGTTACGATTTTCGGTTCATTCAATGACCTTAATTATCCTGCACTTGGATTTAATTCGATGGAGGAAGCACTTGGTAACTATGACGATGATACTGATGCAACAATTAGTGGGTGTATAAACTTAACGATTAAGAATTTGCAATCGGCAATACCGCTGGTCAGATTGGGAATAGTTGCACCTTGCCCGTGGGCAAGTACAAGGCCATTCCAGAATCAAGCATTGATGTATGTAGACAGGTTGAAGAAGATTGCGGAATATCATTCAATTCCTTTCCTTGACTTATGGCGTGGGTCTAATCTTCGTCCGTGGGATGCCGACTTTAGGGCACTCGCATATACTAAGGACAATGGACAAGATGGTAATCCAGCAGGTACTCATCCCGACGAAACTGGTCACGCAATACTCGCGCCCAAATTCGAAGCGTTCCTTGGAGAATTATTACTATAAGAAGGAAGAACCAAGAACCAGAACTATGAATAAATAAAATGCAACTCAGCGAAATACTGAACATAATCTTCGGCGGTACTTCAAAATGATATAGCAATGAACGAAAGAAATGTAATAGGAGGATTTACGGCAGCGGTGCTGTCGCCGTTTTTGGAAGGATGGCAGCAGATGCTGTGGTTTCTAATACTTGCCGTCATCCTCATCCTCGGCGACCTTCGCTTCGGCATTGCCGCGGCCAAGAAACGCGACGAGAAGATACGACCGTCGAGAGCTGTGAGACGGAGCCTCAACAAGCTGGTGGACTACATCTGCTGGTTGAGCATCGCAACCGTTGTGGGCGTCAACTTCGGCAGCGTGTTCGGCTTGCCGCTCTTGTCGGTCATCATCATGGCGGTGGTGTGCATCATCGAGATGTCGTCCATCATCGACAACTACCTCGAATATAAGGGCATCAAGCAAAAAGTGAACCTTATCAAGCTCATCGCACATATTTTCCGACGCCCAGAAATCGAGGAAGTGCTGGAACCAATAGAAGAGGAAGGAGGCAAGGATGAAGCTGACGAATAAACGCCGCTACACCGCGCAGACCTACACCATCGGCACTCTGTCCATCGACAGCATGCCATTCTGCGACACCCTCGAAGACACCGACCGAGGGCTGCACGTCGGCATGACCTCGAAGGAAATCAAGGCGGGCAAGGTGGCGGGCAAAACCGCCATCCCCAAAGGACTCTACACGGTCAACATGAACACCGTGTCGCCTCGCTTCAAGGCGAGGTCGTGGGCGAGGCCCTACGGCGGCATTGTGCCGCGCCTTGAGTGCGTGCCTGGCTTTCTCGGAGTGCTCATTCACCCTGGCAACACGGCAGCCGACACCGAGGGCTGTATCCTCGTGGGTCGCAACACCGTGGTGGGAGGGCTTACCGAATCCGTGAAGACCTACCTGAAGCTCATGGACTTGCTCGTCGCCGCCCGCGACCGTGGCGAGACTGTCACCATCGAAATCGTTTGAGGATGAGCAGAGGCGCGAAGATATTGCTGGCTGTCATTGGGGCCGTGTTGCTTGCCTTGGTGTCGTTCGTTGGCGGGTGCCGGACAGGGCGGGCCACCACACCGGCGCCACCGCCGCCCGACACCATCCGCATCCATACCACCGACACTCTGCGCATCGCCTCGGTGCCCGACACAGTGACCACCACCGTGACACGCTACGTGAGCGTGCCGGTCTACATCCGCGACACCGACACCATCCGCGAGCCTGTGACGGTGCCATTGCCCTTTGAGCAGCACTTCGCCCGCATCGGAGAGGTGGCCGATGTGTGGTTCAGCGGCTACCAGGCGCGCATCGACAGCGCGGTGGCCTACGAGCACCACACCACGGAGGTCGTCAATCATTTTGCTGACGTCAGCAAAATGCCCCGACTGACCGCTGGCTTGGGCTGTGGCGCTTTCTACGCAGAAAAACGGGTAAACGCCTATCTTTTGGGCGAAATCCGCTATAACGCCACGAAAACAACCTTCGGCACCTTCGCCGCCATCGACCAAAACGGCCGATGGTGCGTGGGTGGCGAAGTGTGCTGGCGGCTGACACTTATCAAGTGATTTGGGCTTTTTCATAATGATTGTTTTTCCCACCGTCGGCAACGCGCTGGCGGTGGTTTTTTGATTAAACATAGGAAAACACCCAACCTTTTGCATGTTGTCTCTTTCCATGAGCAACTTGCCATATTGCCATTCTACACATACCAGTTGCATTTGATGCCTCAACGGTACTTTCATAAATAAACACTTGCCCGTCCTTTTCAGCTTTGATTCTTTTCTTTATATAACGTGGATTGAGCTCGCGCTTGACGAATTGAAAAGAATACCCGTTTCGAGTTCTTTTTTGAACTCCTGAAATACAATACCTTATCGCATTTATACCGACACCCGTGGCTCTTGATGCAGCCGCCATCGAATCATAAATTGTCGTTTCATTATCTTTAACAGCCTTTACAACTATTTTTTGTAAGCAATTTTCTCTGTTTCTCTTGTTTGCGCCTTTATAATTTACATTATACATGACGCTGCACCATTCAAGATTTTCCGCTCGGTTATCAGTCTTGATTTCGTTTTTATGGTTGACAATATTAAATCGCGGATTTGCCTTTTCGACAAATAAAGTCGCAACGATGCGGTGAATAGAAAGCGACTTTCCGTTAAGAAAAACAAAGTAATACCCCGAATTTGACAAGAAAGGCTTTATTTTTCTTCCTGTTTTAGCGTTTAAAACCACACCTTCTTTATTACACATGTAAATTCTTTGCCCAGGCACTTTAATTCGCTTATATCCTTGAAGGATATAATTTGGTACTGACTTTGCTTTCATTGCTTCGTGGTGTTGAGGTCCTTGAAATCGTTCTTGACTTGGGCGAGCGTGCGCCACATGTTGGTCAGCGTCATGTTGACCTTGGCCAAGCGTTGGCGGGTGGCATTGAAGTCCTCGAACTCGATGGTGACGCAAAGCTCGGAACAGGTGAGCACGGCGTCTTTGAGCTCGTCGATGGTCATTTGCAGGTTGTCGTCTTCGGTGATCAGGTCCATCAGGACTTTGGAATCGGTGATGAGTTTACTCATTTTTCTTCTGTTTTTGAACATTAAACAAAAGACCCGGTGCGAGCTGTTCAGGTTCACAGAAGCGAAACCTTGCGGGCATTACTGCTTACGCACTCGTCGGGTCAAAATATATTTCTTCGTTTGTGGCCACAAAAAAAGCCGCATTGTTGGCGGCGTCATTGTGACGCTTCCGTGATTTGAACGCTGCAAATATAGGGCTTTTTTTGAAAATGCAACAATTTTATTGTTTTTTCTTAAAAATATCGCGTTTTTCGTGTTTGTAACTTATTGATATGTGATATGTTACAAAAAATCTCAATATATATAGAAACACATTTTTAATATTTTCAACCATGGACGAAAAGAAAAACACCATCAACATCAACGGCACGGACTACACCGTGAAGCCCGGCATGAAGGCCATCATCATCTACGAGAAGATCACCGACGAAGCCTTCCGCCTGAAGACCACCACCGACATCCTCACCTACTGCTATGCCGCCATCCTGGCAGGCACGCCCAACTCGAAGCTGGGCTTCGACGAGCTGCTGGAGGCCATCGACGAGCAGCCGGAGATGATGAAGCAACTCACAGGCATCATCATCACGCCAACAGCTGCCGAGAAAATCATGCAGCTATCCAACGATGGAGGACCCGAGCCAAAAAAAGACTGAGGTTCACCGACCTCTTCGTGCTGATGGTCATCCGCCACAAGGTGATGACGATGACGGAGTTCTACAACGCTGACTACTTCGACATCGACCTCGTGGCCAGCCATCTCGAAGAGGTGGAGCGCGACGCCCTGGAGCGGATGCGCATGATGATGTGGGCCACCCTTGCGCCCTACTCCAAGAAACGCCAATCCCCTGAAGAGATCATCAAGTTCAGCTGGGAGAGCGGCAAGGAAGGCAAGGCGGCACCCACCACCAAGGAACAATTTGAGCAAGTATTCAAGAATTTCAAAAAAGCAGAGTAATGGCAAACAAGGATTTGGTTGTAAAACTTACCATCAACAGCAACGACTTCGACAACGGCCTGAAGAACGCCAAGGCCTCGATGAACAAGTTCAACGCCGACACCAAAGGCATGGCCGTATCGTTCAAGAATGTCATCGGCGGGATGACGAAGGCTTTCGGGGCACTCGGCATCGCCGTGGGCGGGGCGCAAATGTTCAAGTCGTTCATCAGCTCCACCCAGACGATGGGCGACGCATGGAACAACACCATGGTGACGGCCAAGACCTCATTCCAGGTCTTTGAGACGGCTGTGGCCAGCGGTACCGGAACCATCCTCAGCAACTTCAAAGAGAGCATCCGAGCCGCCCGTGAGTTCGCGGAGGCGATGGACAGCCTCGGCAGCGCGCAAATCTCCAACAAGTACGCCCGTATGAAGTATGTGACACCCTTCAACGAGGCGATGACGAGATACAGGGAAGCCAAGACGGGCGGCAACAATACGGCGATGTCTTTCGCCGCATCCGACATGGAGCGATACATCAACGCATACAGCGACAACGCCTCCAACATTATGACGGCATCACGGAAGGCTGTTGTGGCAAAGCTGTCAGCCTACACCGGTGGCTTTGTCAACGAAGGTAATCTGAACAAATATCTGGATCAACTCTATCTCGAAATCGTCAACGGGGTCTTTCCTCCAATCCTACAAGACTTCAACAACTTGGAAGTCGAGCGGCGCAAGGGCGACTACTTCTACAACGAGGCCAAGGAGAATATGGAGAAGAAGTATGGCGAGGGATGGAGGCGCGAAGCTGAGGCCATGAAAGCCCTTTCGCAGATCAACGACGAGACCTTGAATGAGATGCTCGGCATCATTCAGAGCTACGACCAGGTGCGCAACGAGATCAACTCCATGCGCAGGCAGATGAACAGGGTTGTCAACGGCAAGGATACGACAAAGACAACCTTGCCAACGACCACCACGACCACAACCGAAAGCGATGGACCAAAGTTGACCGAAGAGCAGCTTGCCGAGTTCATGCGCCTGTCGTTCCAGGAGAGCCTCTTGCAAGGCGACCGTGAGCGCGACTCGCTGCCTATCGACATTGAAATCCCCAACGAGGACATCATCGAAGAGGACACCGACCGCATCGTGCAGGCTGTGACCGAGGCGCAAGAGAAGATGAAACTGTTTGCTGGCGAGACTGCCATGGCTTTCGAGGCCACCCGCGCCTTGGCCGGTGCCTTCGATGCCTTTGGCGACGTCACCGACTCCACCATCGGAAAGGTGGCCAAGGGTCTCGGTACCATCATCGGGCAGATTATCTCAACCGTGCAGGCGATGATGGTGCTGGCAGGCGCCGAGACAGTGGAGGGCGTGGTGGATGTGTTCGCCAACACCCAGGGCGACGTGTTTACCAAGCTGGCCATGGCCGCCGTGGGCTTGGTGGGCATCCTCAGCATCGTGTCGGCAGCCAAGTCGTCGTTTGCCGGCAGCTATGCCGACGGCGGCATTGTTGGCGGCTCGTCATACAGCGGCGACCGCCTCTGGGCGCGTGTCAACTCGGGCGAGATGATCCTCAACCAGAACCAACAGGCGGCGCTCTTCGGCGGTGGCGGCGGCAGGGTGCAGTTCGTCATCGAAGGCTCGCAGCTCAAGGGCGTCCTTGACAATTTCAACAAAATCGAAAATCTTTGATCGTTATGGCTAACAGACTTATCATTAAATTCCCATTCCAAAGCGTCAACGACGAGCAATATATCCTTGCATTGCACACACAGCGCGAGGAAAACTATGTAGAGGCTTTGATTGCCATGGACAACGACACCGAGTGCTTCAAGATTATATCCGAAAGTGTTGACGGCAAGTACAGAGTATTCGAATACGAGGGCCTGCTGTGCGGCAGCGTGACAGCCGAAGACGACGACCGCGACGACCTCTTCACTCCGTTGGCCACGTCGAAACTCAAATTCAACATTGCGTGTCAGCAATTCCCGTTGTGGCTCATGAAGCTGTGCAACCAGGTGCAGAGCGTCAAGGTGGTGCTATATGCCGTCACGAACAACTCCACCAACCCGCTGCGTGAGCGGTGGCGAGGCTATCTGCTTGCAAACACTCTCAACATGACCGTGGTCGACGACAAGATGGCCTGCCCTCTCGTCGCCATCGACGAGCTTGGCGCTGCCAAATACATGCCATTCCGCGCTAATATGACCCCGCGGCGTCCTGTACTTGCA